AATCACTATCATCATTATTTAAAGACATTTACGACAATACAGAGTTTAATCGCAAACAATTAGAAGTATTAACAAAAGAACTTGTTTCATTTATCAAAGATGGTGATACAGCAGTTCAAATAGTACCTATGATTAAAGAGTATTTAGAGATTAATGTAAGGAACGATGACCAATTGGTTAAGCTAGCTGGTATCGTACAAAGACTTATTTCTGCAGAAGGTAAAGTGGGTTCAGAAGATGAGTTTGGGTTATCAGAAGAAGAAAAAACACAACTACTCTCTGGTATGGAAGATACTATAAAAGATTTACAAGTAGAATCAGATAATATACATAATAAGATAGAATCAGTAAACAAGGTAAATTAACTTGGCAAATTATACTAAACCATTTAAAGATTTAACTAATACTACACCATTAGGTAGGGTAGCTAGACCACAAGAATTAAGTACTTATATAAAAAATCTTATTAATACATCACACGTTGATTTTCACGAGACAGAAGCTTTTGAAGTAGGTGAGGTTGTATTGGATGATGTTAGAAACTTTGGTGCTGTAAGAGGTACTTTTATAGATGACCCCGAACAATCAATGGTTGGTGATTTAGTTTTACCATTAATGCCAAACATAATGCATATACCAGTGATAGGTGAACACGTAGTAGTTATTGAATATAATGAACAACTTTATTATACTGGCATTATAAATAGAAATAATTCACCTAATACAAATGATAGATTAGGTACTGCTGGAAGTATTAAACCTAATACGAAATATGGGAATACCTTTAACAAGAATCCAAAAGTTCGTAGACTTGCAGCTAATGAAGGTGATATTACAATTGAAGGTAGATTTGGAAATTCTATTAGACTCGGTAGTAATCAAAAATCAGGTTCAATGAATGGAGCCGCAAACGTTAAGATAAGAGCAGGACAAGCTACCCAATACGACACTATAGATGTATTAGCAAAAGAAAATATTGATAAAGATGCAAGTTCTATATATTTATCTACAGACGAATCTGTTAGTATTTTTAACCCAACGTTTAATTATGGACAACGAGTCGATGGAAAAAGTATTGTAATAAATTCAGACAAATTATTTTTAAATGGTAGAAATGGCGATATCAATGTTAGAGCCTCAAAAACATTATACCTTGAAGGTGATGAAGTTTTTATAAATGCTAAAAAAGTTGGAACTATAAAAATGGGTGACCCAAGAGCACCAATGGTACCAACAGTTAATGGTCAAAAGATGTTAGAATTTCAGGCTAGTATACTGGGAATATTAGGGGGTATTCAATCTATATTAGTTTCAGCGGGTAGTCAATTGTGGCCAAAAGTAGGTACTGATGCTAAAAAATTATTTGATGATATTAGTACTGCGACCGATTCAATAGTTAATTTATCATTTTTAAATTTTCAAGTAATGACTGCAATCCCAGAGTTTAAAGTACCCGATATACCACCAATACCACCACTACCAGACCTAGAAGCGGAATTAGCAAAAAAGAAAACAGGGATAAAGATTAAGAAAATACCATCATTAGACAATTTAAAAACTTAAAACAATAGGAGTTGTTATGACTAAGAAAGACCTTGTAAAAATAATACGAGAAGTAGTTCGTAGAGAGGTACAAAAAGAAGTTAAAAAGATATTTATAAAAGAGGATACTCCATCTCGATTAGAAGATATGATACCTGAGATTAAAAACTCAGTATCAAATATACCATCTAAAAAAGAAGTAAAGTATTCTAAAAATAAAACTATTAATAATATTTTAAATGAAACTACTGGATTGTCAAAGTCACAAAGAGAAGAGTATCCAACTATGAGTGGTGGTGCATTCGATACAAGCCGTATGAGTGAACTTATAGGTTACGGAAAACCTGAAGAAGTTAAACGAGATATGGTGGCTGTAGATACTTTTAAAAGAGCAGGAGTTTCATCAGAACAAGTTCCAGAACACGTAACAAATGCGTTAACACGAGACTATAGTAGTTTAATGAAAGCGTTAGATAAAAAAGGTAAATAAATGTCTGCAAAAGAAACTGATATGAATCCAAATACTTATATTGGATTATCTTTTCCATTAAGGAGCGATAATCTTAATAATTTTGCAATGACTGCGACTTCATTAGACCAATCACAGCACAATTTAAGAAATTTATTACTAACATATCCAGGTGAAAGAGTATTACAACCTGAATTTGGTAGTAGATTACGAGATTTATGCTTTGAACCTTCAGATGAGGATTTACCAGTAAGAATAGAAGAAGAAGTTAAACGTGCTATAGGAGTTTGGTTACCATACATTAACATTGTAGAAGTTGTAACTTTGACTGATAAAGAAGACGAAAATAAAATCTTTGTAAGACTACGATATTCAACACAACTTACACCATCTTCATTACAACAAATAGACATAGACACCTCATATACAGCAACTAGGAGTTAATGATGGCAAGAACAAGCGTGAAAAAAAATGTAGTAAAGCAAGTTAATTATATTAACAAAGACTTTAGTGATTTTAGAGATAATTTAATTGAATTTGCTAAACAATATTTTCCAAATACATATAATGATTTTAACGAGGCATCACCTGGTATGATGTTTATTGAAATGGCTGCTTATGTTGGTGATGTTCTTTCATACTATGTTGATTCACAATTCAGAGAATCACTTCTTGCTTATGCAGAAGAAAAAAGGAATGTTTATAATATAGCACAATCATTTGGTTACAAACCAAGAGTTTCTTCACCTGCTACAGCAATATTAGATGTGTTTCACACTATACCAGCTTTAAATGAAAAACCAGATTTTAGATATGCACTTAACGTAAAAGCAGGTGCTACACTCACATCTACTTCTACTGGAACAGTATTTAGAACATTAGACGATGTAAATTTTAAATTTTCAAGTTCATATGACCCAAGACAAGTAACTATATTTGAAAGTGACAGTAATTCACCTACTAAATTTTTATTAAAGAAAAAAGTAAAAGCTGAAAGTGGTAAAATAGCAAATGAATATTTTTCTTTTAATACTGCTCAAAAATATACAGAGATAAAATTATCTAATCCAAAAATTATAGAAATTATATCTTGTATAGATAGTGATGGTAATGAGTGGTATGAAGTTGATTCTCTTGCAAGAGATACAATTTTTGAGGACATGGAAAACAACTCTACTAATGACCCAACTTCTGTAATTAATAGAGACACTTCTCCCTATATTTTAAAACTAAAGAAAACTTCACGTAGATTTACAACATTTATTGACCAAAATGATACTACTAGGTTAAGATTCGGTCCAGGGGTATCTGATAATCCAGATGAGGAAATTATACCAAGCCCAGATTCAGTTGGTTCAAATTTACCAGGTAGTCCATCAAAGTTAACATCTACATTTGACCCCAGTAATTTTTTAAAAACAAGAACATTTGGTTTAGCACCATCTAACACAACACTAACTATAAAATATGCATACGGTGGTGGAATTTCTGATAATGTTAATAGTAATGACATAACAGAATTAAATAGTATTAACTATCAAGTAGATGATGTATTATTAAACACTACTACAGTTCAAGATTCTAAAAACTCAGTAGCATTTACAAATCCAAGTCCTGCAGTTGGTGGTGCAGCTGGTGAAAATATTCGACAAGTACGTGAAAATACATTAGCATATTTTCAAGCACAAAGTAGAGCAGTTACTAAAGAAGATTATATCGTTAGAGCATATTCTTTACCAGCTAAATATGGTAACATTGCAAAAGTTCATTTAGTGCAAGATGACCAATTAAATCCTCTCCAAGGTATTGAAGCGGAAAACAGCTTAATTAAAACAACAGATGTAGGTAAATCAATAAAATCAGTATCGACTCGTATACCGAATCCGTTAGCTTTGAATATGTATACTTTGGGGTATAATTCAAGTAAAAAAATTACAACATTGTCACAAACTGTAAAAGAAAATTTAAAAAATTATTTATCTCAATTTAGATTAGTTACTGATGCTATTAATATTAAAGATGCTTATGTTATTAATATTGGAGTAGATTTTAATATTTTAACAAAAATTGGTTTCAATAAAAATGATGTTCTTATTAGGTGTGTATCTACTGTTAAAGAATTTTTTAACATAGATAGGTGGCAAATAGGACAACCAATTATAATGTCAGATATAAGTTATCAGCTATCTTTAATAGACGGAGTATCTGCTGTAGTTGCACCACCCGATAGTACTATGCCCATTACAATCACCAATAAATTTAATACAGCTAGTGGATATTCAGGAAATGTTTATGATATAAAAAGTAGTATAATTGATGGTGTACTTTATCCAGCATTAGACCCAAGTATTTTTGAAATTAAATATCCTAATACTGATATTAAAGGTAAAGTCGTAGGCGATAACTTAGGGATAACGGAGTAAATAAATGCATTATTTTACATTTGCAGAAAAAGATACGACACTATATGAAGATAGTGGTAGTTTAAATGCTGGTTTAGATGAGGTTTTAGAAATCAGAAAAGATGTTAGCCCTTCTACATTAGACGTGATAGCATCACGCATTTTAATAAATTTTGATTTGAGTTATATATCTTCATCTATAGCAAAGGGGTTAGTAAAAAAACCTAAATTCTTTTTAAATCTATATGATGCAAATTCAAGAGCTCTAGCAGTATCTCAAAGTGTATACGCATATCCAGTGAGTCAATCTTGGGCTATGGGTAGTGGACGTTCATATGATAACCCTATAACAGAGGATGGTGCTAGTTGGAATTATAGAGTTGGTGAACTTGATGGTAGACTATGGTCAAGTACGAGTGGTTCTGGTGGAACTTGGTATCAGAACACACCTAGTGGTTCATTTAATTTTATATCTCAGTCAGCAAAAATGTTTGGTGTTACCTCTTCTGATGAAGTTCAAATTACAGTAGGTGGTAATGAGTATAGATTTATAGCTACAAGTTCTTTAAATACTCCAGATGATATATCACCCATTTTTTATTTTTCAACTGGTTCTACTACTGCTAACTTTGGTAGTAATTTGATTAGTGAAATAAATGCAGCAAATATCGGTATCAGTGCTTCATTTAGCGGGAGTACTACTTTACAATTAACTGGTTCAGGTATAGAAGTTCAGGGGCTTGATGATGTATCTGTTGACACTGGTTCTAATGGCAATTATTCTGACGTAATAACACTTGCAGGTGGCGGAGTACCGTATGCAGCATCACAATCTTTTAATCAGAACACTACTGATATGCGAATGGAAGTAACTGATATTATAAACGCTTGGTTAAGTAGTTCAATAGACAATGATGGCTTTATTATTAAAAGACAAGGCAATGTTGGTAATAGTGATACAACTCAACCAGAAGGTAACACAGATTTACTTGGTAATTTTTCATTCTTTTCATCAGACACTCATACAAAATATCCACCTACTTTGGAAATGGTTTGGAACGATTCAAAATGGACTACTGGTTCATTATCACCACTATCATCAACAAATTTAGAAGATATGAGCGTTTATATGAAAGGGTTAAGACCTGAATATAAAGAGAATTCTAAAGCTAAATTTAGAGTTGTTGGTCGAGAAAGATTTCCTGAAAAAACATTTTCGACTACTCCTTCTGCTTTAACAGTAAAATATTTACCAAGTGGTTCTTCTTTTTATTCTATAGTTGATGCTGAAACAGAAGATGTAATTGTACCTTTTGGTAGTGGTTCATTGATGAGCTGTGATTCTTCCGGTAATTATTTTAATGTTTGGTTAAACGGATACCAACCAGAAAGGTATTATAGACTTGAAATTAGAGTACAAAGTGGTAGTGGTACCGATGAAGAGACTGACCAATATTTTGATGAGGGATTTACATTTAAGGTAAGCATATAATGCCATATACAAAAAACGAATTAGAAACTAATACGTTCTATCAAGACTTTGTAAATGAGTTACAGACAACTTATTTAAAAGAACTTGTTAGTTATTTAGAAATCAACTTTAGGAAAAATAATATATTGTATTCGTTTGAAGACATTGAAAGTTCAAATGGTATTGAAGATGCTACCGTAACAGATTCTTTATATAGTAGGCACCTTGGAAACGATGTATTAACTAAAGAAATGTTAGAGTTAGCAAAATCATCAACAAATAAAAAATATCCCGAATACACTAAAACATATTTATTAGAAAAAAC